GGTACAGGTAATATTGATATCAACACAGGAGTAATTTCGTAACATAGTTACGTAGTTACTTAGTTTTAGGACTCTGCAGGCTATTTATATAAGTAGTCCAACTACCACTTTCTAAAGATTGGTTTGGATAAAAGAATGATATTTATATAAAAACACTTAAATAATTAAACATGGCAGAGACTATAATTTCACCTGGTGTACTTGCTAGAGAGAACGACATATCATTCGTATCTCCAGCTCCTCAAGCTGTAGGTGCCGCTTTTATCGGACCAGCAGTGAAAGGCCCTATCGAACAGCCTACTACTGTTACTTCGTTTGGCGAATACACTAGAAAATTTGGTAGAACTTTTATTTCAGGTTCTACTAACGTAGAATATTTAACTTCTTTAGCAGTAAAGAATTACTTCGATCAAGGAGGTAATACAGCATTAGTTACTAGAGTAGTATCTCAATCAGGAGATTGGGCAGCTGCTTCTTCTACACCTACTTCAGGTTCAGGTGCATATGCAGCGACAGAAGTATTCAAATTAGAGACAATTGGTAAAGGTATAATCTATAACACCGTAACCGGAAGTGCTTACGATGGTAGTGTAGATGAACTTTCTAACGGTTCTTTAAAAAGTGGTTCAGCAGATAACGTAAGATACGAAGTTACTAACGTTGATACTAACAAAGGTACTTTCTCGTTATTAATCCGTAGAGGAGATGATAACCACAAAAACAAAATTATATTAGAGACTTTCTCTAACCTAAGTTTAGATCCACAGGCAGATAACTATATCGAAAAGCAAATTGGTAACAGTACTACCTCTAAAAGCTCTGATGGAACTAATACTTATCTAACTTCTAATGGCGATCATCCAAATAGATCAAACTATATTAGAGTATCAGCAGTTTACAAACAAACTCCTAATTATCTAGCAAATGACGGTCTAACCATTAATAGTGACTTATCAGGAAACAGCTACACAGCTTCACTTCCAACAGCAGCCTCTGGAGGATTTGCTGGTGCAACTGGAACTAACGTAGCAGATGGATCTAAGTACTTTAAAGATATTAATAATGATTCACCTGGAGGTTCACAAGGACTTATTGGAACTGATTATGATGATGCGATTGCAATCTTAAATAATAAAGATGAATATAGCTTTAATATCATTTCTACTCCTGGACTAATTCATTCACAAAATGTTAACGGTGCTACTCAACTTGCTAATTTAGTCTCTTTAGCAGAAGATAGAGGTGACTGTATCGCAATTGTGGATTTAGTAACACACGGAACTTCAGCAGTATCTACTGTAACTTCAGAAGCTTCAGAACTTAATTCTTCTTATGCAGCTACGTACTGGCCATGGGTACAAGTAGGATCAGCAACAGGTAAGAACGTATATGTTCCAGCTTCAGTTGTAATTCCTGGAGTATATGCCTTTACAGATAACGCTAATGCACCTTGGTTCGCACCAGCTGGTTTAGTAAGAGGAGGAGTTCCTTCAGTACTACAAGTAGAGAGAAAATTAACAAGAAGCGAAAGAGACACTCTATATAGTAGTAATGTAAACCCAATCGCTACATTCCCTGGACAAGGTATTGCAGTATTTGGTCAGAAAACATTACAAAAACAAGCTTCAGCTTTAGATAGAGTAAACGTAAGAAGATTGTTGATTGAATTGAAGAAGTTTGTTGGAGATCAAGCTAATTCATTAGTATTCGATCAAAATACTATCTCAACAAGAAATAAATTCTTGGCAGCTGTAAACCCATTCTTAGAATCAGTGGTACAGAGACAAGGTTTATATGCCTTTAGAGTAGTAATGGACGATACAAATAATACTGCAGACGTTATTGATAGAAATCAATTGATTGGTCAAATCTTTATCCAGCCTGCAAAAACCGCCGAGTTTATTGTTCTAGACTTTACTTTAGAGCCAACAGGAGCAACATTTGGAGGATAAATTTTAATAACAGATATTTATAATAAAGAATAAAGATGGCAATATTAGATACTAACGAAATAATGTTTAGAGCTTTTGAACCAAAAGTTCAAAACAGATTCTATATGGTGATTGATGGGATCGAGTCGTTTATGGTAAAAAACGTAGCAGCTCCCAATTTCACTGATGAAGTTGTAAAACTAGATCATATAAACTCTTACAGAAAGATTAGAGGAAAAAGAGAGTGGGGAGAAATGACAATGACTCTTTACGATCCAATTACTCCATCTGGTGCCCAGCAAGTAATGGAATGGGCCAGACTATCATATGAGTCTGTAACAGGTAGAGCAGGGTATTCAGATTTCTACAAGAAAGATATTACTTTAAACCTATTAGGACCAGTAGGTGATATCGTTTCAGAGTGGATTATTAAAGGAGCTTTCGTAACGAACTTTAATCAAGGTTCATTCGATTGGGCAACTTCTGAAGTCGCTGAACTAGCAATCACTGTAAATATGGATTATTGCATCTTGAATTACTAATCACCGCATACATAGATATAAAGAACCCGGATTTTTTCCGGGTTTTTTGTTGGTTATAAAATTATATTTTCTTATATTTATATAGGAACTAGTTACACAAAATAAAGATATATGTCAAAATTTAGTTTACCTACCGAAATGGTAGATCTTCCTTCGAAAGGACTTTTATATACGAAGGATAATCCTCTTTCAAGCGGAAAAATAGAAATGAAGTATATGACTGCTAAAGAAGAGGATATACTTACAAATCAAAATTATATTCAAGCTGGGACTGCTCTAGATAAGGCAATCAAATCTCTTATTGTAGATAAATCTATCAACTACGATGATCTATTAGTTGGAGATAAAAATGCTTTAATGGTAGCAACACGTATATTAGCTTACGGAGCAGATTATAAAGTAATGTATGGCGGAGTAGAGACTAACGTAGATTTATCGCAGATTGAAAATATCGAGATAGATGAAGAGGTTTTTAAGAACGGTAATAAAGTCGAATTAAAACTACCACATACAGACAATACTGTTACAATAAAATTACTTAGTCATAAAGAACAGACTCTAATTGATCAAGAAATAGAAGGTAAACAGAAGATAGACCCAGATTCAGACTTTACAAATTCTACAAGATTAAAGTATATAATTACTTCAATAAACGGAGAATCAGATCAAGCTACAATTCGTGATTTTGTAGATAACGGTTTAACCGCAAGAGATGGTAGATGGCTAAGAGAAAGATATGCTAGCTTACAACCAGATGTTAAACTTACTTATTACCCTAATGGTAAGGGGGGAGAGGAGGTTCCTATCCCGATAGGGATCGGGTTTTTTTACCCAAGTATTACCTCCTAGATTAGGCCTTTTTAGGCAAATACATGAAATAGTTTACCACGGTAACGGCGGTTACGATTGGAACACAATATACAGTATGCCTATATGGTTGAGAAAGTTTACTTTCAATACTATAAAAGAGACAATAGAAAAGCAGAACGAAGCGGCTCAAAAGGCTTCTGGTAAGCAAACAGCAGCTCCTGCACAAGGTCCTGCTATAAGTCCTAACTTCACCGCTAAAAAGGCTTCTAGATAATAGGAGTCTTTACTATTTATATTATATAACTATCTATATAAATGGCAGATGATAATACAGGAGGAACACCTTTCTCCAGAGAACAGCTTAATAATTCTTTAAGAGTCCGTGATGCAGCTAGAGATATAGCTAATTCAATGAAGGATGCTTTTAAAGGAGATCCTGAATTCAGAGAATTTACTACTCAAACTACTCGTGATTTAAGAGCAGTTGCTTCTTCTGCTGATAAATTTGCACAAGCTCAAGAAAGGGCAAGAAAAAGCTCTAAAAGTCTTAATAGTCTTATAGGCGAGGCCAGTAAATTAAGAGCAAAATCAGCTAAATTTTCTGCTGAAATTAGAAATAATGAACTTGAGCAAGAACGTAATTTACAGAAAATAAACAGACTACGTTCTATAGCCAATAAAGAAGAGAGGGAATTAACAGGACATGAAAAAGAGAGGATACGTTTAACTGAAGAAAGTAACCGTAAACTTGATACTCAAAATCGATTCCTAGCCGATAGTAGAGATAACTCAGATCAACTAGTCGGAGATTACGAGAGTCTTGCCAAAGCATCTAATGCTATGGGCAAGAGTATTTATAGTGCAGCAGCAGGAATGTCTGAGTTTTTAGGTTTAAGTCAACATTTAACTGACGGATTCAAAGAAGCTAATGAATCATACAGAGCTAGAAAGATAGCATTAGCCGAACAAGAGGATTTACAGAGAAGAATAAATAATCTTGTAGTTGAAGAAAATAAAAACCGTAAGGATGGAGAAAAAATAACTGTCAGCGATGTACTTGAAAAAGGAATAGGTCTTACTAAGGAGAACATCAATAAATTTGATTTAACTGATGCAACCGGAGGTAAATCCGGGGGTGAAGGTGCCAAGGCATTAAGAGGTAGACAAAAAGAGATGGCAGAAGCAGCACCTAGTCCATTAGAACCTATAGCTAAAATGGGTAAAGGATTAATGCAAGTAGCTAAACAGTTCCTTAAGGTAATGGTTGCTGCTAAAGCAGTAGCTGCAATAGCTGAAATGATACAATATGCTTTGTTCGGTAGATATGGCGGCTACTTCTACAATCTTTGGAGCTAACACAGAAGAATTAATTAAACTTCAAATGGCTTTTACCAAGCATACTGGTATGGCTGTAAGATTAAATCAAGACCAACTAGAGAATATGTCTCTGATGACCCGTCAAATGGGATTATCAGAAGAATCTGCAATCAAACTTACTGAAATATTTAAAGCTCAAGGAGTAGAATCAGGAGTAGGTCTTAAGAACTTATACAATCAACATCAAGCATTAGTAGAGTCTGGTAACACAGCTATGTCTTTTAAACAGTTAACCGAAGACATTGCCGGTGATACTGAACTAATGTATATTGCACAAACTAGAGGAGCTGAAGCAGCAATGAAGAATGCAGCAGCAGTTAGAAGAACAGGTCTTAGTCTAGCACAACAAAGATCGATGGCCGAAGGTACTCTAGACTTCGAAAAAACTATGACCAATCAGTTAGAATTACAACTACTGACTGGTAAGAATATTAATATGCAACGTGCAATGCAACTTTCTCTTCAAGGAAGAAACGGCGAAGCTGTAGCAGAAATGCAAAAGCAGATGAAAAGTTTAACTGCTGAGCAGAGAAAGAATCCTCTTATAATGAATAAGATGCTTGAAATTCTCGGAATGTCTCGTGAAGAGTATTATGAGATGATTAAAGCACAGCAGCAACAAGCCGCTGCGGAAGCATCTATAGCTAAAGCTAAAAAGAAGTTCCTCAATGATGAGATCAATGGACAAGCCTATTACGATAGAATGCTTGAAGCTGGTTATGACAAAGCATTAAAGAACGAATATGCTATATCTCAAGAGAGAGGTAAAGCAATGGAAGCAGAACTTGATGCTTTAGAGGAGAGAATGACTAAAAATAATGAATTCTCTTCCGCTGAATTATCTGCAGAAGAAAAGAAAGCAGAAGTTCTTGCAAAATATCATACCACAGCCTTACACAATGCTAAAGTAAGAGCAGGAGTTTCAACAGCAGAATTCGAACAATTACAAACTAATGTATCTGCTTCAGAGGCATTCAGTTTAGCTATGGCTGAAGTAAAGCAGTTATTTGCAGATTTAGTAGGTACAGGAGCTATCCAAGACCTTACTAATATGATCGTAGATTTCGTCACTAGAGCAAAACAAGTAGGGTTTGGTAGAGCATTTTTAGGCGGCGGAACTGGTAGAGAGGATATAGAAGATGAATACGGAGCTGGAACTTTCGACTCAGTAAAAAACCTATCAAGTAAAACTGCTACGGAAAAAGAAAAGGCACAAGCTGCAGCAGATGCTGCTGAACTAATTAAAAAAGCAGGAGTAGGGAAAACAGGTACTGACGAAGGTGCAATAGGAGTTGCTTTATCTGGAGTTAAATCAGCAGCTGATTTCAAAAAGATTGTAGATTCATATGCCGAGTTAAATACAGGTAAGACACTCACAGAAGATTTAAAATCTGAAATGAGTACAATGGAGCTGCAAGAGTTAATGCAGCAAATAAACCAACAGGCAATATCCGCTGGTAACAAAGCCATATACGATATACAGAAAATCTCTCAAGAAAGAGATGAAGCCCAAAGGAAAGGAAGCTCAGGTAAATTTATAAAAGACTTTTCATTCGATAAATATACTACTACCGAAGATTTTATTATCAGACCCGGTCAACCGGTACAAAAGTTTAGAAAAGATGACTTACTGATAGGTGGTACTAATCTCGGCGGAGGAAATTCCGGTAAAGTAGAACAACTATTAGAAAGATTAGTCTCTGCTGTAGAAAACGGCGGCGATGTAATAATGGATGGGAATAAAGTAGGAACAGTAATAGCTATGAACAGTAGTAAGTTCTCATAAGCTATTTATATAAAAATAAAAACAATAATCATGAGTATTTTAAACGATCAAACATTCAATTCAACTTTAGGATTAAAAGGAAGAACACCTGTAAATCAAGCTGGAACTAGTATTGAATCTACAACTCACGTTGACCAAAACAACGCATTGGATTCTAGACATTCAAAGTTTGACTTAGACGGTCAAAAACCAGCTCAATATACAGATAATTTACCTAAGTAAGTAAATGCCTTTAATTAATAGCTTAGATAGTACCAAACTAAAAAGTTTACGGTATAGCGGTCCTGGACCAGCCGTACAGGTAGACATTAATAATCCTCCTGTGTATAATTCCTTGAGTCATGAAGCTCAAGCAAGAACTAACGATATACAGAGAATAGGGTACGCTATGGCTATTTCCGGAGGACAGTTTATCCCTAATACAGCTGCTTTAAATGCAATTGCCCCTCGAACAGAATCACAGAAACCTATACAGAAAGATGTAGCCGATCAACCCCCAACCTCTACTTCAGGAGTAGGGCAACTGCTTAACTTTCTTGGTAATGCTTTTAATGCTGTAATCACTCAAGCCGGTGGAGCAGTAGTGAGTACTGCTGCAATAACGGGAGAGACACTAGCACAAGTAGGAGCTTCTGGTACAGGTACCCACTTCGTATTAGGATTTGGAGCAGGACAAAAGTACTTAAAGAGAACCGACGGACATATATTATCAGAACAGGGAGTAAGTATACCTATACCTTCAGGGTTTAGTAGTGAGCTTCAAAATGCTTTTTCGGCTTTAACCCCTAAACCTGGTTTTAATGACAATAGACCTGAAGCAAGTGCATTATTTAAAGATGCTGAGTTACCTAGAGTCTCTGCTTTCGATTATATAAAAACCACACGTAATGTATCTAGGAAGCTTTATGATTTTACTAAACCTGACTTTTTAAAACAACCTACAGAAATAAAAGCTGAAGTTAGCAAAGAAAAAAGATTAGGGTTAACTAAAAATAAAAATATAGCGAGGTATACAGAGGACTATACTGTAGGATCAGCAAACGATGCAGATCAAATTAATTCTTCGGGTGTTAAAAACGGACCGCAAGAAGATTTACTACGTCAACAGATGATTAAATTCTTCTTTGAAGTAATTAATCCTAACACTCCAGAAGAAGGCTCAGAAATATCTAATAAATTTCTATACTTTAGAGCTTATCTAGACAGTCTATCGGACAGTTATACAGGTAATTGGAACTCTTTAAAGTATTTAGGAAGAGCAGAAGAATTTTGGACCTACGATGGTTTTGCTAGATCCTTTAATTTTAGCTTCAAGGCAGCAGCAGAAAGTAGGTACGAATTGAAACCAATGTACGATAAATTAAAATACCTAGCCTCTACTACAGCCCCTACTTATGCAGGCAGTAATGGATTTATGAGAGGTACTTTAATAAATGTAACGATAGGAGATTACTTAGTATCCCAACCCGGTTTTATAACCCAGTTAGATTTTAGTTGGCAAACTAATTACCCATGGGAGATTAACTTAGAAGGTTCTCCTTCAATGATTCAAGTACCACATGTATTAGATTGTAGTGTTGCATTTACACCAATACATAG